TTCATCGGATAGCGTTATTATAATTTGCGCCGTGTTCGCTGGTAGTGATTCCTTCCATACCAAAAGCAAGTGTCGAAAGTATTTAGGGCTGTCGTCCTTAATCCAGCCCAAGGCTTTAAGAGCGTCGCTAGTGAATTTAACAGCAATAATACTGTTATCCAAATCGTAACGGTAACGAACATTAGCAGTAACTCTAAAGCTATTATAAGGAGCGTCTTGATTAAAACCCAATTGCTCCTTAACCTCTTTGAGTGCAGCGTCTTTAGCTTTCTTTCTTTTTGTCCAATGTGAGCCGGCATAAAAACTATTTAAGCTAGGTACTTTACCTAGTGTTAGTACTATTTCTTTATTCTTCCTGGTCTTCATCTTCGCAGCTACAGTCGTAGTATTCTTCTAATAAACACCCGCCGCAGTTCTCGCAGGTTTCCTCTTGCTCCTTGTAGTAGCTTCTTAGGTCGTAGTCTAGTCTATCCATTAGCTTAGTCTTTCTCTATTCCGTTTTCGTCTCGATCTCTTAAACAAAGGTCTATAATTGTCATAGGCTTGGTGCAGTTGCAGCTCATTATAAATTCATTGTAGGATGAGCGTATACATACATTAGAGCCAGTACGCTTAGTGCTAAAATGCAGATCGTAAATACCATCAAGGCAAATAGAATCTTTGTGGCTTTCTCTTGCTCATTCATCTCTCTTTGGTGTTAAAGGTTTTATTAAAATACTCTTCTGTGCTTAAATCACAGTTCACCTCTCCTTCAAAAGAAGCAAAACATTCATATTCAACAAAATTGGCAGCAAACCCACACATCACCTCTTTCTCTTTCTCAATCATTGATTCTGCTAACTCTACTATCTGTTCGTGCCACATAAATGGTTGCACATCTTCATCTTCTTGTCTCTTTCTAATTGCAGAAATCAACTCTTGCATTGGTGTTTTCATTTCTCTTTGGTTTTATTATACTCGTCTACTTCAGCTCTCAACATTGCCAGCTCCTCCAGGTCTAGCCCTAGTATTAGCTCCACGTTGCTTTGTATCTTCGTCAATAGCTCCGGATCTTCTTTGTCTAGAGCTGCTAGCGGGTTCTTTATTCCTCGCTCTAGCTCCTTCTCCGTATTGGTTAACAGTTGCTTTAGCTTATGCTTATATAAAGCCGTTCCCTTGAGCTCGTCCATTTGCTCTAAAGTGGCCTGCATTAAAGCTACTAGCTTTACTCCTTGTTTAAATGTGTTATATTTACTCATTAGAATAAAGCTGTTTGTAATTCTGATATAACCGCATCTTTATGATTTGCAACATTCAAATTAAAATATGACTCCTTCAATTCAATAGATATTGATTTGCGATTCATTTTTAACGATTGATAACCTTCACTTCCAATACCTCCAAATGGAGATAAAACAGTCTCTCCTTCATTTGAATACAAATGCAGTATCCTTTCAATAGTATCTAGCTGTAATGGGCAAATGTGCTTTTCATCGTTTCCATCTCTCGCACTTCTATATTGAAGAGTTCTGCTATAGTTTACATCCATCCAAACTGGACTAGCATACTTTTGCCATAAATCTACTGGCAAATAATCAGGCTTAGTTTGGTCTTTATCTTGGTGTACTATTGGCACAACATTATCTCCTTCATTCCTAAAAAATAGAATATAATCAGGAATGCCCACTCTTGACATTACACTGTCTTTTTTTATTGTTTTATGTAATAAACCTAGGCTCTTAGTTCTTTGCATTTCTGTTACTGGATTCTTCCAAACCGTACATCTAGCGTGATAAATAAAACCTTGATCAACAAACATATCCTTAATCATTCCGGAGAAGTCTCTTAATCCAATAAAGCCCTCTTTACCTTTTTGAATTGGAAGATCCATACAATGAACTGCACAAATGCGCCCAGGTTTTAATACTCTTTTAAGCTGAGGTATTAAATAAGAGAAGTGCTGCTTAAACATCTCATAATTTGTAACATTACCCATATCCGCTGGGTTGTCCGAATAAACATAAAGCTCAGCAAAAGGAGGGCTAAATACAACTAAATCCACCTCATTATCAGGTATCTCTTTTGATCGTTCAACACAATCTCCATTCATTACCCAATATTTATCGGTTTTTATTGTATCACTTTTTACTTTAGCTTTATACTGTTCTAGGTTAGTATAATCTGCTTGACTGGAGTACTTGCTCATTTCTTCAATCATCTTTTTATGGTTGCTTTGTTTTTCTAGTATAGACTTTCTTACATTCTTTTGAGATTCAGGTACCATTATATGTACTTTGACTTTATTCTTTTGACCAAAGCGATAGCATCTTCTCACAGCTTGATAGAATTGTTCAAACTTAAAATCATAACTGCAAAAAACCATATTATGACAATTTTGAAAATTCATACCAAATGATGCTATACTAGTTTTTGTAACCAATACCTTAAACTTATCATCAGCAAAAGCATTGAGATTGTCTGCTTTGTATTCAGGAGAATCAGAACCTTGAACATTTACTGAACCATTCAGCTCTTTTTTAAGCATATCCGCTTCATTGTTTCTTAAAGTCCATACAATCCAATTCTCATTAGATTCATTCACCAGTTCAGTAGTTTTTTGTATTCTCTTCTCTAGTGACCTTTTTAAGTCTTTATGCAAATCCGTAGCAGATACAGCAATATCACCAAATAGATTACCTGAAGTGTTCTCTACTGGTATGATATGTTCAATATACTCTATTTCTGGAAGGTCATAGCCGCATTGAGTTTCATCTATCCTTTTAGGATCATCAAGACTCATACTCCAAGTACATACATATTTCCAAAAATCATCTACAGCGTGCTTTCTTAGTCTCCATTTTTGAGTCTCTCCGCCATCGTGAACAAAAAACATAGCTAGCATTTCCAAATAACTCATAGCTCCTAAAAATTCCGAATGTTGACCTAACTCCATATGATCGTTTGGGCTAGGTGTTGCGGTACAAGCTAACTTATACTGGTGATTTGCAAATGAATCAATGATTAACCTACTAAGCTTACCATCTCTGCCTTTCAAAATACTTGACTCATCTAAAACTACACCTGAATAAATTGATGTATCAATGTTTTTTAATTGGTCAAAGTTGGTTATATCAATGTTTTCTAAACTGATATTAAATTTATCAGCTTCTCTTTTTGTCTGCTGTACCACTGCTAATGGCGCAAGTATTAATACTTTACCATTTGTATGTTTAGAAACTCTATATGCCCATTCTAATTGCATAAATGTTTTACCTAAACCGCAATCCATAAACAATGCAAATCTTCCCTTTTTTAAGGCTATTGATACAGCTTTCTTTTGCCAATCAAATAACAAGTCATTTAATTCATAAACATCAAAACCTGACTCAATATGATTCTTTTGTTTTGTTTTTATAAAACTTTGATATTCCATAGAGCTGTCTTTTTTTGTTATAGTGATTCCCATTTTTAAAATTTTACTCATCGCTCTAAAACCTTAACCACCTGCTACGGCGCTCGTACTTCCTTACTAAGCCGCCTAAGTTCTTTAGGTGCTTTTGTACCTCGTAGTTATATTCCGTAGCGCTTGCTACTATAACCGTGTTAATGATCTCCCAGCGCGTTTCAGCTAGGTACTTGCTTACATATCTTTTATGTAGCTGCTTTCTATAATACTTCTTTAGCATCTTTCTTACGTTTTATTTTGCGCTTCTTTGGCTTACGCTTACCGGGGTAAAGCGTCGCCTTCAGTCGCTTGAAGTCCTTATTTAGAGCCTTGCTGTTCTTAGCTATGTGCTCTAGTAATTCCTGCTCATTCATAAATAAAAAAGGGGGGCCGAGATAACAACAACATAACTACTACCTGCCGTATAGAAACGGCAAAAAGAGCCGGCCCCCCTACACCTAACAACATTAACTAAAATGATCTCTAATAATATACTGGCTTAACGGTTTACCCTCTTGGTAGTATTCGCGGTAAACGTCGATAGCTTTAGCTACCTTCTCCTTACCGCTCTTTATAAACTCCTTTCCCGTAGTGAATATACCTATATCGTAGGTACTCTTACTTACTACCAAAAAAGTAAACTCCTCTAACCCGAATAGGTGCGTATAGATTGCCGCTTGGGCATCGTAACCAAAGTTATAAGCATCGTATTTAAATTTGCTTAAATCGTTACCAGTAGTCTTTAAGTCTACTATACGCTGGCCTTTATGTAGTATATCAGCCTTACATCTAAAGGGTAGCCCCATTATATTTCCTATCTGCGGTACTTCCGTAGCAGCTCCGTAGATCATATCGTAAGCCTCCGGGCAGTCCTTAACCGCTTTAGCTACTTTCTTAGCCGTGGCTATCTCTATAGCTGTAAAAGTGTTTTCCGGCCCGTACTCTAGCGCAGCGTCCTTATACGCTTTCGCGGTCCTGGTCTTTACCTCTACTACGTGTAAGCTTTCTTCTTTGTGAGGTTCCAACAGTAGCAAGTGTATAAGCTTGCCCTCTCGTAGTGGCTTGCTTTCTACCTGCGCTTCGTTTAAGCTCGCTTGGTAGGCTTTGGGGCTTTGCAGTAGCTTCTTTAAGCTAGAGCTGCTTAGTGCTGCCTTGCCTAAATAACCGTAGTAGAATTCATCGTTAAGCATCTGCTCTAATATCTCTACGCGGTCCCATTCCTTACCGTCTAGTAACTTGATCTTCATAGCTTGCTCTCGTATTCCTGGGTTATAAAATCTACATTCGTAAGCTCGCTAATTTGCTTTAGGAGCTGTTGCTTTCTTTTGTCGTCGAGATTGCTCCAGTTAGTCCGGAGCATCTCAACGTACATAAAAGCTAACTTAACCTTATCGGTAGTGTAGTTAGTTAGAAACATAACTTAAAAGGGTAAGTCGTCAGTTCCAAAAGTAGGAGCTGCCGCAGGTGCTGGAGCTGGTGCAGGAGGTGCTACCGGTGCCGGTGCGCTTTCTGCGTGGCTAGCTTGCTGCACTTGTGGCGCTGCGCTTTCCTTTAACCATCCAGCAAAGAAAGTAGATAGGGCTACTATCTGCTCTTTAGTAGCCTTAGATCCATTTAAAAAGGTGCAAGCTGCCGTAAGTGCGTGTTGCTTGCTGTAGTCCTTTCTATTGGAGCTGTAGCTAGTGCTAGCGCCTCCGGTGTTATTGCCGAAAGTGTTACCCATTGGATTAGGTCTATTGACCTTTAGCTTTCCGGGGCCTGGCACTTCGTACTCTACCTCATCGCCGATATTAAAACGGAACTGTGGGCTTTTACTATTTACACTACCGGCGGTACCGTCGCTTAGTGTTACATCGAAGGTATACAGCACTCCGTACTGTCCTTCCCATTGGCCCGTAGGCTGGGCTGCCGTTACTGTTGCTTTTTGCATTATTATATAATTTAGTTAAACAGTTCTTTTTTAAAAACCCCCAGCCCTTACCTAATAAACCAAACCAATAAAACATAAAACTAGTAAGGCCGGGGGTAGTGTTTGTTTTATGCTTCTAGATAGATAGCTGTGTATTGCGTTTCTATATCGTACTCAGCTTCTACTTTTTTCGCTCCGCTTGTAGCAAAGTATTTTACGATCTTGTTAGCTGCTTCTTTATCGTTACCTTCAAAGCCTATAGTAAAACTTGTTTCTCCTCTAAAGTATACCTCTACTGGAATACCTGCTATACGTCCTAGTTGAATTTTTAGAGCTGTAAGTTTTGCGTCAATTGCTTTCATAATAATAGTTATTTGTTGTTGTTTGTTGAGGCTAATATACGGCGTTTCTTTTCATACCACCAAATAAAAAAGTAAAAAACTTTACTTTATTTTCATAGTGTAAGCTGTAGCCCCTATAAACACTAGCTTTAAGACTATAAAAAAAATGTTACTTCCTGGCGCTCACGCGCTCCCGGCCCCTAAAAAAAAGCTCTAGCAAAAAAAGTAAAAATAAGTTTAATTACCTATTGCGTAGTTTATAGAAATAGTGCTTTTTGTCAAACTACTAGAGTAGTACTACGTAGTAGTTACTTAGTTAGATAAATACTGCGTAGCTACTTATAGCTAAGGCTAACGTAGCTACTTGTATTTATTCCTAAGTAGTTTAGTTAGTAGCTAAAAAAAGAAAATCAAGAAAAGAAAAAAAGAAGATCCTGAAAAGGTGAACGTTCCCCGGCATTTATGCAACGGGGAAAAGTGAACCGGTAAAACAGCTTAGTTATAAGCTGGGGGTGTACTACATAGCTTAGAATTAAATATAAAGCCTTGTTAATTATAATACATAAACTTTATTACTAAAGTGGACTACTTATATATAAGCGTTTGTTTAAGTGTCTAATTTATGCTATTATTGTAGTGTTGTTATTCGGTAGTGCAGAACCGAGTAATTTAAGAAAGTTTAAAAGCCTTGCGAGTAGAAGCTGCACCTTCGAAAGCTTGGCTTATTTTTTTATTATGGAACCATTTAAACAATTTGGAACTATTCATACTCCGCTAGAGGAGTTTACAGTAATTCGAGAAGGTAGCACCTTTAACTACTTCCTGGCTTCTATGCAGGTCATAGGATGCACTAGAGAGTACTTAGGATTATTTGTAAAAACAAAGGACGAAAGAAGAAGCCTAGGTTATGTTAATGACTTTATAGCTAACTTCCGGATAGGTCCTCACGGAATACCAAGAGAGGAAGCTGTAGCTAGACTAAAAGCTAAAGCCGAGTAAAAGAGAAGCCCCTAACGGGGCTTTTTTATGAGGTAGCTATTCTAACAAAAGCCACTAAAATAACTAGGCCTCCAACGTAAACAAAAACCCACCACCACCAAGGCACTTTAGTAACCGTCTTTACCTTGGTCGGTAGCTCTATAGTCTTAGTTATCGTTATCGTATCTGCTTTACATTCTGCCTCTACGCTTATAGTGTCGTAAGATCTAATAACCCTAGCGCTTACGCGCTCAGTTTCAATAACTATCGTATCTACCGGTAAAGTAACAGTTACAGTATCTACTACCTGCTTAGGTACGTAGATAGTGTCGGTTATAGTTACCTCCGTTTTAGCTGGTGTTAGTGCGTTTCTTAGAGCTTCGCAGCTCGTTAAGGATAACACACCACCAATAAAAATAAAAGCCCTTAAACGGGCTGTAATTACTTTATGCATCTTCTATCTTTCCTTTTAGTTCTAAGTCCCGGTAGAGTACGTAAAGGGCTTTTAGTTCTTCCGCTGTTAAACTCATAAAAACCGTATCGCCTTTTAGCGCGTAGATTGGTCCCCCTTGTACGAGGTCCCAAACTACGCTTACCTCTATCTCTAGGCCGCCGTGCTCTAAGTGAAGTATTCCGGCCTCTACTTGCATTAGCTTTTTCTTTTAGGATCCTTCACAAAGAAAAGGGTAAAAGCTACACCTAGAAAAGCTCCCGCTTCCGTTAGTGTAGCCTTTTCCCAAAACACAAAAGCAAAGCTAGCGCACATAAGCACTATGCCTAGTACGCTAGTTCTCCAGTTGGTAAATACTCGTTCAAACATAGTTTTTTTGTTAGCTGCCGCAGGCTTCGCAGTCGGGGTTATCTATACTGCATTGCTCCGGCTGTTCCTGGTTCTCTAAATCCTCTACCCAATCGTTAAAGCTGTCCTTCATTTATTCCTTTTCTTTATTCATTAAATACCACCTTTGAGCGGTATACGCAATAGATACTAAAAGCAGCACTATTTTTAGCGTAGCTTCTAAGTTACTAAAAGAAAGTGCCATAGTAGCGGCATTCATAAAATATACTTTAAGGTCGGTAGTATTCATAACTTTTTATTCTACTGGCTCCGGGAACCAATCACTAGTAAGGGTTTCTAATTCGGTTAGCTCTGCTTCGTATTTTTTGTGTTTAAGTATAGCGTAATCTGCTCCGTTAGGATGTTCAATAATTACCGCCCAAGTCGTAGTAGTTCCGTTATAACCTTCTCCGCTATTTACCGCTTCGTTATAAGCTATCAATTCTTCTCTATTTTGTGAGGTGTAGTACATTAGTATATAGAGTAAAAGTCGTTAATATTGGTTTCTATACCTGTTCGGTTAGATGATTCATCACTATCATATAAAACAAACTCTTGCGTATTATACATTGTAAACGAACTAAAGCCCATTCTTAAATAGGCATTCATTGAAGAAAAGTTAATATTTGTACTGAATACACTTTGACTGCTTAGATTATCGTAGTAGTCACCACGAGTATAGGAAGTAAACTCAACACCATTTGCGTATGCAGCTATTCCATTGTTTTTTCCATCAGAACTATTACCACTGACTGAAAAACCAGTCCAAGGATTAGAACTATTATCGCTAATAAATAAAGCATTGCTATAGGCGACTACTGAACTAAATACCCAAGCGTTAGAGCTTAAAGATGTAATTGAGCTAATATCCATACCACAGCTACCGCCTACATTTTCTAAAATAGGTTTATCATTTTCAGTAATAGTAGTACCATTACTAACTATTTTAGGTTGTCTTGATGCCGTCCCTTGTGTAGCATTATTCCCGTCTTCGCTTTGGTCATACCAAGTAGTAACGAAACAGTCCGAACCTAAAGAGAAGGTTTCAAGTGTTGAAGTGTCAAGCTCATCATTCCTAAAGCCTATATCCTGCTCTTCATTGTCATCACTTCGCCTAACTCGGATAGCACTACCACTATAAGTAGATCTTAACAAACGTAAAGAGTAAGCCGCAGTAGCAGAGCTATAAGTGTCTAATAAATACTCAAAAGCTGAAGCTACTTGGGCTGTGCTTGCGCTGTTTGCGCTGTCGCTTCCTGCTACATTAGTAGAGGTTTGCACTACTCTTAAATACTTATTTTCGTCTGCCGTAACAGCTGTATAAGTGGTGTTAGTAGCTCCGCTAATATCTGCCCAGCCCGTAGTACCGTTATCGCTTCGCTGCCATTGGAAGCTATCGGTAGGCGTTGGTACTCCGCTAACACTAGCGGCGGTAGCCGTTAGTGTTTGTCCTACTTTAGCCGTTCCAGCTATTGTAGGTACTCCGGTTATTACTGGCGCACTTTCGAAAACTATACCCACAGTTAAGTTAATAGGATCTACTGCCGGTAGCTTTAGCTCTTGCGCTGTAATAGTGGGTAGAGTTAAATTAACGCTCATTAGTCCGTTACGTCTTGCTTTATTATAAAGTTACCGCCGGCCCAGGTTTGTACTGTTGAGTCGGAAATTTTAGTAGCTTGTATATCGTAGTAATAGAAGCCCGGTACTAGGTCCATCTCAGCGCTAGTCTTATTCATTGTTAAGTTTCCGCTCGCGTCTTTTGTAAAGTCGCTATCGGAAAAGCTTAAAAAGTTAGTAAGGTCGCTAGTATTCTTTTTTACTTCAGCTATAAAAGTGTAGGCGGTAAGATCTATTAAAGTGTCCGTAGAGTCCTTCCAAACCATAGCTAGCCTAAAGGTATCGTTACGCATACACGTTACATTTAACGTCTGCTTTAGTATTAGGTTTGCGTCTGCCATTGCTTCTATTTTTTATTCTTCTTTAGTAGTCTCTTCCGTAGAAGGTAAAAGTATACTGCTTTCTTCATTACTATCTAGTTGTAAATTTAGACTTTATTTCTCTTTCTTTTGTACTATAAACCACTCGCTACCATTACCTATTAAGCTTATACCGTCGTAAGGTCTATCCATTACGTAAGTAGTTTCTCCGTCTATAGTTTCGGATCCGTTAGGGCTTATAGTTATAGTCTTATTAGATGCTATAGTCTCGTTAGTCTTGAATCGTAAAAATACCCCCGTTACCGCTTCAGGTAAGTTTATAGTATAATTTCCATTAGCTCCGGAGTAGCTTATATGATTCATATAATTAGAGGCGCTTATTTCTTCGCTACCTCCGGGCGTTGCCGCTATTGCGTTTACCGCCGTCGTTACAGCTCCGTTAGTTGCTAAAGTGCCCTCTACGTTAGCTTGCGTAGTGTTTACTATGTCGGCTATTATTATTTCGTCCGTACCCTGCTGGCTACTTACTCTAGCTTGGAAGTCCGAACCGCCCCCAATACCTACCGGGGTATCTGCTGCTATTCCGCCATCGTCGCTACTTATTGCGAACCATTCCGCAGCCCATTCGTCCATATTGGCGTTAAACGTCCCGCCCATTATAAGCCAGTCCGCACTATCAAAAACATAGCGCCGGCCAAACTCAAACGGACCTACTATAGTGCCGTTATATATCTCTACGGGCTGATGGTGTAAGCTTAATACTTCCGAAGTTAAAAGCTTGAGCAAGCTTTGATAGCTGCCGCTGTTACCTCTACGCCATTGCGTAGAAGCTACCCAAGCGCTACCCGTATAAACGTATAGGCTGCCTTGTATTCCGGTACTGTCTCCTAGCCTTAACTCGCCAAGATCTAGTATAAGGTTACTCTTTACCGTAGTGCTGCTATTAGTAGAGCTAAAAATAGTTATATCGCTTTGCGCTCCGCTATCATTCAAGTAAAGCGCTCTAAAGTTTTTAGCCGTTCTAGTTTCGGTAAAGTAACTAGGTACGGTTTGTACGTTGTAGTTAAAGTCGTAGACGTTGTAAAACTCTACGTCTAGCTCTGCCGTACCGCTTACCGGTAAAGGCGGAGTAACTAGGCCTACTACTTTAGCTAGGTAAACGCCGTCTAGTTCATTATTAGCGCTACCGCCATCTAAGTAGTAGTAGTACCCTTGAGCGTTAGTAGCTGAAGTCGAAGAAATCCACGAAGTAGCCCCGTAGATATTAGCGCCTAAAGTTCCTGGGCTCCAAGATCTATTAAGGTAGTAATACGTTCCGGGGTTTAGTACGTCCTCTATGCGTAGTTCTATACGCCATACGGGCCGCCAAGATAAACCAATAGTTATACTACCCGCCCCGCCGTTATGCGTGAGTTGGTAAAGTAAGTCTCCTACTACCTCTACTCTGGCGTTATCGCTGTCCGATAAAAAGCCTAAGTTTTGCCTTCCGGTGGTAGCTGTAAAAGTCATACCACTAGCTAGCAAATTATTTGCTCGCTCTTGGTTAAAGCTTACTTGTACTTTCTGCATAGCAGGCAAGTAAGTATAGCTATTACCCGAAAGCCTAGCCCCTCCGGTAGTTGTACCGTCTAGCGTTACGTCGTCGCTTACAGTAGCAAAAGCTCCTAAAGTTCCGGCAAATCTATAAGTATATATTACCCTGCTAGCGTTAGCTCTTTCTAGGTATTGCTCGAAATAGTAAATACCGTTTTTTTGATAAAACCGAGCACCAAAAGCTATACAAAGCTCTTTTAGTATTTCTAAGTAATTAGAATAGGTTATAGTTCCGTCTTCGTCTTTAGAGCTGTATACCCTAGGATCAAACCTAGTAAGCGTAGTTACGTCCGTAGTAGCGCTGTAGGTTTGCTGTATGTCCCAAACATTTACGGAAGTAGCGTAAAATAAGTCGCTCGCTGCGTAGATTTCGTCTAAGCCTATAGCTCCTACAGCATCCTCTAAAAAGTCCTCTACTGTTTGGTTTGTTAGCTCTTGGTATTCTTTGTTAGCCAGTAGGCCTATTCCGTCCGTAGCTACTATTTGAAAAATACTAGGGCTGCTTTCGTCTTGCTCGCTTATAAGATCTTGGGTAAGTACACCGGTCCAATAAGTACCGTAACCGCTCCCGCTGTCTAAACTTATTTTAAGGTAAAAGAGGTGCTCTTGTCTATTGGTTAGCTTGCTTATAAAACCGTCTAGCGCTCCGTTTCTATTATAGGCGTTTATAGTACACCTAGAGCCAATAATAGGGCTTACTATGTCGTCGGTTTCTCCGGAGTATTCCAAGGTAAAGCCGTCGCTAGCTACCGTAAAAGAAGTAATACCCGCGCTATAGCCTTCCTGGTATATCTCTATTTTATAGAGCTTATTTGTTGAGCTGTGAAATTCGCTTTGTAATCTTAAACCCATCTACTAAAAGCCTCTATATCTAGTTCTTACTCTTCCTGCTTTCTCGGAGCTTAGGAGGATGTCCTGGCCGCTTATGCGTCCGTACACCTCTACAGCTCCTCCGTTGGCTCCCGCTATTTGTGGTAGCTTGCTTAGTGGTATTACTGCCTCGCTTTCTCTACCCTCGCCGATGAGAGCGAGAGTAGGTCCAGTAACTATACCTCCTTCGGCTAGTCCAGGAATACCCATAGCAGGTAAAGTAACTAGCTTCATTGCTGTACCTATACTTTGTAAGCTAGTGCCTGCTATACCCCCAGTAGCTAAACTTAATACTACTGCTAGTATAGCGGCTACTGTTACTGCTGCTAAAAGCTGTGCTATTATACTTTGAATAGCTTGGCCTAAGGTTTGCATAAAGCTTGTAGCTAATAGACCTACGGAGGCCGTTAAGGCTTCCGTTCTGCTAGATCCCTCGTCTACCATATCGTTATATAAGGTAAACGCCTCGTCTACACTCATAACCATATTAGCCATAGCGTTACCAAAACCGTCAGCTATTTGTCTTCCTAGTCCGTTAGTTAAATCTATAGCCTGCTCTAAAGGTTGTTTTAAACGCTTTAGACCTTCTTTATAATTAAAAAGATTCTTGCTATGTACTTGGGAAAATACTCCGTCTAGTAATTCCTTTACTCTTTCTTGACTAGGGTATAAGTCGTTATCTAAAGTTTTAGAAACTCTTACTAAGCTTTCGTTATAAAATATAGTTTCTTCTCTAGCTTTGCGCTGCTCCTCGGCGTAATCCGCCATAGCCTTACGGTACGTCTCTAGGCTTTCGGTGTTTTTGTCTTGTACACCCTTTAAAGCTTCTAGTAAGTTTATCCGCTGCTCTTCTAGCTTAGTTACTGCCGCTTGCTGCGCGTCTTTGGCTTGTACATTAGTAGCTCTTGCTAAAGCTTCTCTACGAAGTTTTAGCTGTTCGTTTACTTCTGCTAACCGTTGTTTTAAATTCTCTTGAGCTTTTATAAAATTATCGCTTTCTAAAGCTTCTTTTATAACCTCGTCGCTTTCGGTTACTTCTTTCTTTAGAGCTTGGTACGCTAATACTACCCCGGCTATAGCTATACCTACTGGCCCCATAGCAGCCGTCAAAGATCCGAAGGCTATACTAAGAGCTCCTACCGCAGTAATTACTAAAGGGACTAAAGCAAGTAAGCCGGCTAGTATAACTTTATTATACTGCTCGGCTGCTGTCATTCCGCTAATAGCTTTAGTAATGTTTCCTACTGTAGCGGTAAGCTTTTCTAGTACCCCTTTAAATACTTCGTTTTCCGTTATAGATTCGCCTATTTCAATTAAGGCCCCCTCCGTAGCACTTTGTAAAATCTTAAAGGCTCCGGCGGTGTTATCCATCATTTCCTCGGCCATAGCTTGCGCTGCGCCTTCGGCATCTTGATAACTTACTGTAAGCTCGTCTACTAGCCCCATTTGCTCAGTAAGAACTAATAAAGCACCTTTAGCCCTTTCTCCTACTAAGTCGTTAGCATCCGCTAAATTTATATTTTGATTAGATAGCTCTCTAAAGGTTTGCGTCATTGGCTTACCTTCCTTATGTAAGTCGCTAAGTATCTTCTTTAGAGCTGTACCTGCTATAGAGCCTTTAATACCGTTATTGGCTAAAGCTCCTAGCATTGCGCTAGCTTCCTCTACACTAACCCCGGTAGCTTTTGCAATAGGGGCTACGGTCTTCATAGCTTCCGCGAAGCTCTCCATATCTAGGGAGCTAGTGCTAAAGCTTTTTGCCATTACGTCCGTAACTCTGCCGGTTTCTTCTGCTGCTAGGCCAAAGGCTCGTAGAGTAGATCCTGCTACCTCTGCCGCTCGTCCTAGTTCAGCGCCTCCGGCCTGGGCTAAGTATAGCGTAGATTCCGTAACCTTATCTATCTCGCTAGCCGTAAAACCAAGCTTTGCAAATTCTACCTGCAAGCCTGCTACCTCGGAAGCTGTAAAGGTTGTAGCAGCTCCTAGCTTTTTAGCTTGGTCCTCTAGTATTTTAAATTCTTGAGCAGTAGCACCGGAGACGGCCTTTACTTTGCTCATCTCTGCCTCGAAGCCTTGGAAGGTTCTTACAGCTATGGCCCCTAATCCAATTAGAGGCGCAGAAATTCCAGTACTTAAAGCAGTACCTATTTGTTTAGCTTGCGTACCAAAGCGGCGTAATTTAGAGCTGGCTATTTTTAGCCCTCTTTTAAGTCCGTTTAAGTTAGCACCTATGCTAACGTTAGTACTCGCTACGCTCTTTTTTGCCATTTGCTTAGTATTGCTTTAGCTTGTTCTTTACTTAGCTTTGCTCCTTTGTTTGTGTGGTCCCAAGGAAATTTATAGAGCTCTTTAGGCTTTACTCTTTTATTCTTAGGTAGCTGTAAGTTTACTAGCGTTACCGTTTGGCTTCGCATTATTTCCCAAAGCTCGCGGCTTACCGCTTCCCTCTTTTCGCTAAAACCCGCTACAGCATTATTAAGGCTGCGCGGGGTAAGTTCTATAAACTCGCTGTAATTATAACCTAGTAAGCCTAAAGCTATTTCTTCGCAGCGGTCAAAAGTAAGCGGGGCTTCGGGGCCTTTAGGTCCCCTAGCCCCGTCTACTTTTTTGCAGGTGTAAAGCTTTCGGTAAAGACTGCTAAAACTTGCTCTAAGGCTTCCGGGGTTTCGTCTAGCCAGTCCGCTATTTCTTCGCTAGTAGCGTTAAACTTTTCGCCCTCTATTCTAGCCCCTTGCTTTAGTCCAGCTTTAATAAGCTCTATAGCTTGGCTTAGCGTTAGGCTATCGCCTATACTATCTAACTGCGCTAACGTATAACCGGTAGCGTCCGTAAATTGCATTAGTGCCGCGAAGCCAAATTTTACTGGCCTTTCCTCGCCTCCTATATTAACCTTCTTTACCATTTGCTTTAAGTGTGTTTAGTGTTCTATTAAGATACTACGCCGTAAGTTATAGCGCCGCTTAATTCAAACGTAGCCGAGTAAGTTACGTTATCCTCCATACCGCTATTTACTTCCAAAGAAGTAACGTAAGCTGAAGCTTCCCAGTAGTGGTCCCCAGTTACCTCAGTAGAGAACTTAACGGTAAGCGTAGAGCGTCCGCTCCAAGCTGTCATAAGATCATCTACGCCGTAAGCTGCGTCTTCTGCGTATAGTGCAGATACCGAAATAGTACCGCTTTTAGTTGCCTCTAGTAAGTCTCTCGTTCCGGAGCTGTCCTTAGTAGTTGCGTCTCTCGTATCCATTGATAGAGAAATAGAGCCCTCCGTAGCGTGAGCTATTAGAGTGCCTGCTGAGTAAACCCCTAAAAGGGTTCCATTCATAATGCCAGTAGTTGCCATTTTAATTCAAATTTATTTGTTCTTCTTCTATTACTTGCGGAGCTTCTGCCGGGGCTTCCTCTCCAAATTTTACAGCCTTTCCCGCTTCTATAAGCTCCTGGCCGTATTCATTTACTACTGTTAAAGTTAGACCTTTAGCTAGCTTCTTACCACTAGGAGAGGTTACTTTTTTTGTTAGTGTTATTTTCATCGCTTAATTCTTAAAATGTACTCCGAGCTGCTTACGTAAGTCTCGGTAGCTGGATCGTTATCTACGTCCAAATCTATAAACTGTATGCTGTCTATTACTACCCCTTCTACGGTTCCCGTGTAACGGTCTAAAGCCGTTCTAACTTTCTCCGTAAGGTCCGTTAGTTCGCTGTAAGTTTCTGCTGCCGCTACTATATCGTAGCGTATTTCGTCTAAAGTACTTACCCCGCTTTTAGTATCGCTGGGGCTGTTATCTTGTAGCACATATACAACAAAGGGAAAAGTCGCGCCTTGCGCTGCTATCTGCGGGTAAACTTTGTTACCTACTATTGCAGATACTCCCGCATTTTCCGTAAGAATAGAATATATAGCTTTGCCTTCGTTCATTATCTACTGAGCTGGTATATGCTTTGTTTTAGTATTTTTTGCACCTCTCTTAATAGCTGTGCTTGTGTTTGTGCTGCGGCTTTCTTAAAGCCTTTCTCTGCGTAGTTTATATTACGCTTTTTCTTAGGTTCAGCTTTTGCCTTTCCTCTAGGTAGTCCGTAATTTACGATAGCAGCATAGTAGCCGTCGAAAGTCTTACCTGCCTTCTTACCCATTCTAGCCCCTACATAACCTAAAAGAGCTCCCCTTTTCCTAGAAGGGAAAAACCCAATAGACCGGCGTAAGTTCCCGCTCTTATTGGTTATAGTGCTCTCTTTGTTTTTCTTTTTAACCGTTCTAGTAGTTACGCTGCTTTTCTTTGAGTCTTTTATAGAAGCCTTTACAGCCGTTACCATTGGCTTAGCTGCCTTTCGTATACCGGCCTTAAATTGTCTAGCTTTCTTACGGTCTATTTCTGCTAACCGCTCTAGCTTCATTAAAGCCTTTTCTAGTCCTTCTACCTCAAAGTAAATACCGTCCTTCATTAGTCCCTTAGTGTAGTGTCTAAGATCAAGTAACGCTCTCTACCTTCTAAGCTTACGCCCTCTATTTCGTAGGTATTGCCGTCCCAGCTTATTTTAGTGGTAGCGTCTACGTCGCTTCTATAACGAATAGTAAAGCGGACCTTATTAACGCTCGTAAGTCTAGAAGTTTCTTCTCCTTCCTTTACTGTGCGGTAGTCTACTTTAGCCCATACGTTACCTAGGTCGCTATACGTGCGTACGGCCTGGCCGAAGCTGTCCGTACTTACGCTAGCACTTCGTAGCGTTATTCTTCTATCTAGTTTACCGGGATCAATCAAAGCGGAAAACTCTAAACGGGTTTAGTAAGTACTCGCTAGCTGTAGGTAAGCGGTGTACGCTGTCTACTCGCTTCTCGTACATTTCTCCAATAATCAAAAGCATAGCCATCTTTATATTTGCCGGTACGTCCGAAGCTTGAGTATAGCCGCAGGTATAACGAATAATAACAGCGTTTACCGTGTCCTTTGTAGCTTGCCAGCCTTGGTCGGGCATTATACGCCCCGGCTCGCTTACTAGGTCGGTATTGTAGTCGCTAGCTGTTACGGTCTGCTCTACTCCGCTGCCGTCTACATACTTAACACTAGCTACGCTTTGTACTGGTCCTCTACTTAAATAGATTATATTCTTGTCCCCTTGGAACGGATCTACTCCCGTTTTATACACCGGGAAGAAATCGTAAAATTCATCTATTACCGTAGTCAATAAGAACCGCCCTAAATAGTGCTCCGCTATTTGTGTCGAAGCGTCAATAAGTACCCCTAGTAGAGTGTCCTCGTCGCTAGAGTCTACACGTAAATAGTCCTTAACCTCTTGTACGGTTAAAGCTTTTAAAGTTGCTGGGGTTACTATACTGTAGCTCATTACTTAGCTTTGCGGGTTGTTCTTTTTGTGGTCTTTTTGCTTACTGCTCTCTCAGCTTTAGCCGCTTTCTTCTCCTCTACTACCGAGCAAAAGCCAGCGTTTAAATATCTTTGAGCTACCGCAGCGGGTAGTACTTCCACTTGTCCTTTACGGTAGTGGAAGTCTACCCCTGCTATAGCTTGGTTAAAAATAACCTTCATACAAACGTATTAAGCTTGGATCAAGTGCTTGATAGCGCTTGACTGTAGTACGTTTCCATCTACTCTACGGTAGCCAATAAAGCCAGTACTTAACTCGTCAGCGAAGCGCTCGTTTAAGCGTAAGATTTGTACGCCGCCTGCTTCGTGAATGTAGTACTGTGAAAAGTCCCCGAATAAGATAGACTTAACTCCCGTAGCTATGTCGTCCATATCTTCGTTAATGTAGACCGGCTTACCAAAAAGCATATCCATTTCACCTACTGCCATTCCAGGAACGTAAGCAGGGAAGTCGTTAGTTTCGCCAAATCCTAAAATACGGATAGCTTTAGCTGTATTAGAATTCATCATCCACCCAGCGCCCGGAGCGTTACGGTAAGAAGCGTCTACACTATAGAAAAGGTCCATAGCTTCGCTAATTGTAACAGCATCAACAGCACCAGCAGTCTTACCCAAGCTTGAGCCAGTTACTACACCTTGAGGCGCAGAAGTACCGTTCCCATCAGTTAAGCCCGCGTTGATTCCTCTCTTTAAGCGGTTAGCCAATTGGCCACCTACAAAGCTAGAAAGGTCGAAAGCGTTATCGCTCATTAACTGGTTAGAAACTTGTACCAAGCCCGAAGAATAAGTATAAGGATCAAACTTAACGTTAGTAAAAGTCATATCGCTACGAGTAACTGCGGTAGCCTCTCCTAAGATAGCAGCTACTACTGAAGTATCGTTATTAGCAGGTAAGTTAAACGCTTGGCCGTTAGCTGTGCGAATAACTGTAGCTACTTGCTCAATGTCCGATTTAAATAACTCGGTAACGCTTACAAAGTCGCTCCAGTTTTCCGGTACAAGGAAGCCCCCGAGCCCGTCGTTTGTGGTCACCTGCGCGTTATCTGCGCCAGTACGCAATTCGCCTAAAGCGTTAGCTTCTGCTGGTGTTAGACCGTTAACGCCTCTACGTAAGTAAGCGTTAAAAGCGTCGCGAGCTTCTACTTTAGCAGGTGCAGCGTTGTCGCGTACCTCGTCAGCTTTAGAAGCTAATTCTTTTTTAAGCTCTTCAGTTCTTTCAATACGAATAGCAGAAGCGCGTAGCTCGTCTACTTCGTTATTAATAGTGTCGAACTTTTCGTTCTCCTCGTTTGAAAGGTTACGGCCTTCTGCTTTAGCAGCCGCTACCATTCCTTGCATTTGCTCAATAAGAGCAGCGCGCTTTTCGCGCAATTGTTTAGCGTTCATTTTTAGCTAGTTTAATTAAAGCATTATATAAATTCAAGTTTACCTCCTCTTTAGGTGTCTCTCTTGCTTCCTCCGCTTCGCCTTCGCCGTTAGGCTCGGCGCTGCGTAGTCCGCTTGAGGCTTGTACGTATGCCGGGTAAACTACGGCAGAAACGTCAAATAAAGAACTTACGCTCTCTATATATCTTACGTGCTGGCCGTCCTCTAGGCGCCAGCTATCTTTATCTACAGTAAAGCCAAAACTTGACTGTGTTAAATCTCCTCTTTTATACAGCTCCAGTAAGTCATTACCGTAGCTAGTGTTAGGCATTTCAAACCTATAGTAAAGGCCTTTATCGTCCTCCTTAACTTCTAACGTACCGCTAGCAGTTCTAGCTAGCAAGTAGTTACTATCGTGGTTATAGAGCGCTCGTATATCGTCGTTAAGAGCGTTCTTAAAAGCTCCTGGTAGTATGATCTCCCTAAAGCCTCCTAAGTCCTCGCTCATTGAATTAAA